TGCTATACATAATACTGGATACATCAATATCTTCCGTGGAACACCTATTGTTCAGATTCCACAGTCTTTCGTTGATGAGACCAATACAGCAACAGAGATCGATCCTCAGCTTGCATATGTTCTGCCTGCTGGAAAGGAGAAGGTTGTTAAGGTTGTTCTTGAAGGCGCTACACAGATTCATGACTTCACAAATAGAGATAATTCTATGGAAATTCATGCTTATAAGAAGATGGGATGCGCTATATTGACACATTATAACTGGGGTATTTATCAGAATACTGGTATCACTCAGACATATAATGGTTAATCCTTACGGTGTATGATTGATTAATTGTGAGGAAGGAAGGTTTTTCTTCCTTCCTCTATTTTTTTAAAACTAAAAAAAATGAGTTAAAAGGAGAAATTTATAATGGATAATAAGAAAGTTTATGTGGTAAGTACAGTTAATGGAACTGTTGGTATCAGTTTACCAGAGTACGGTTTTAGGAAGGATTGGACAAAGAAAGGGCAAAAAGTTGCTATTGATAAGGAACTTTTAGAGAATATAATGTTCGATCCGGGTACAGAATATATGTTTAGAACTGGTATGCTTTATATTGAAGACATGGAAGTTAAAAAGGAGTTAGGTCTTGAACCTGAAGATGCTACAGAGCCAGAGAATATAATTGTACTTAGTGACGCAGAAATGAAGAGATATTTAACTGTGTTGCCGCTTCATGAGTTTAAGGAAAAGTTAGCTAATCTTTCAATAGAACAGAAGAAAAATATGGTCGATTATGCTGTTGAAAATGAGATAATTAATCTTGAAAAGTGTGAACTTTTAAAGGAAGCAACTGGCTTAAATATTGTTAGAATGATTGAATTAAACAGACAGAATAAGGAGGTATAATTATGACCTCGTTCCAAAAAGTATATGATGCTTTTTTGGTAAAAATGTTAGAAGATGAATGGGTTGAATGGGATGAAGAAGAAGTAAAAGAAGACTTATTCAACTTATTATAGGGCGCGATTCCATGGTTTAAGTTTCCAAGAAAAAGCTTAGATTATACTGAAGAAGGATTCGTAGAAGACTTAGATAATATAGAAATCCAAATTTTAGCTTGTTATATGAAATGTGAGTGGTTAAATAGAACCATTCTTACTTGGGAGAATATAAAGCCGCTTTATGAAGAAAGAGATTTCTCTCAAGCTAATCTGCTTAGTAAATTCAATGAAACTTTAGAAGCGGAGAAATATAATGCACTAAAGTTGGAAAGAATTTACTATAGATCTATTAAAGGAGCGCCTTTTGACTATACCAAATTGGCAAATAACGAATGAAGGGTGCTGAAGAGGGCTATATAAACAAGCTAAAAAATAAGCTATTTGGATTGTTGTGTGAAAGAGAAAAAAATAGGGATTGGGAGAAATTTTTAGATGCAATTTTAATAGAATTGTATGGATATGAAGATTCTCAAAAAACCATCGACTATTATATTCTTTATTACAAGCTAAGTTCTTTAAGGTATTTAAAATATGAATACTTTAGAAGTACAATCTTTGATTGTATGAATTTGTTAGGTAAAACTAATGAGTTATTTTGATATTTATAAAAAAAGAGTTAATAGATACGGAAACGACTATTAGGAACGCGTACAAAGAGAAAGAGAACGTTTATTTGACCTTTATTTATTAAAGACAATTTATAGAGTTGATTTTTAGTATGAGGAAGAAATGATTGCTGGCTCTTTGGAAAAATATAAGTAGGATGAAACCCAGACATTACAATATTTACTTACTAAAACAGACGTTAACATTCCTGGTGGAACCATTTTAATGATTCCAGATAAGGATATGATAGAATAGCCATGGATGGTTTATTATTTAGAAAATATTAAAGCCAGTGGTTATAATAGATATGTTGTTGTTAGAATGACGCATTATATTACGTGGACGGCGCGCGACGGTTCTACATAGTCATCTTGGGCATATATGTATGGTCAGGAAGATAATATGTTAAAAGATGAAATACGTTCAAGAAGCCGTATGGATACAATATATGCAGAAAATCTAAAACTGAGTTTCTTGCTTATGCCAACTAATGGTAAGATAAAGAAAGAAGACTATATAATTATAGGTGAGGGTGACCTATAGGAACAATATGTAGTTACTGGTTATGATATTCAATCAACAGAAGGTGTTGAATATGTCAGCGTCGATCCTATTTATGAATATGACTTGACGCCCGCGCCGAAGAAGGAAGAGGGAGATTCAGATGATGAATTCTTCTGGCTTACAGGAGGTGCTGAATAATGGCTGTTAGAAAGTTGTAGGAAATGGGAGAGAATTTGCAGACTATTGTAAAGCGTTTAACTGCAAATTAGAATTTATTAAAGTTATTATATTATAATGATAAGGACCCCCTTAATAAGCCGGATTTGTCAAAAGAACAAATAAGTAATGAAGTATTTAATAAATTAATAAAAATTGTTCCAAAGCTTGACCCAAAAGAAACCGCTAATTCAATTATATCTTTTAGAGTTGTTAGAGGTAGAAAAACTAGTGCAAATAGTGAATTTAATAATATTACTATTAACTTTGAAGTTTTTGTGCCGCTCACTTAGTGGATGATAAAAGATGTAAGTTTAAGACCTTTTTTAATTATGAGCGAAATTGAAAAATGCTTAGATGGAAAGACAATTAATGGTTTAGGAAAAATGGAATGTAATGGATTTGATATAAACTTTTTAACTACTGAAATTTCTTGTTATGAAATGATTTTTAGTGTGGTAACTTATGATTAATGCTAAATTTTTTATAGGCTTCCCAGAAGACTATAAAGGAATTTGTTATGTTTACCCGCCAACAGTTAAAGAGGTTATTGGAAATTCAAAATTTTCTATTTATCGCTCAATTTTAATGATTTCTAATGAAGATATAGAAGATAGGATAATAGAAAAGGAAGGGGATATAACAAAAGATACTTATGTCCCCTCTCCTTTCGATTATGTAATGTCTCTTGCATATTAGGGTGGCGAGACGCGGCAATTAGTTATTGATTCTTTTTATTTTTTCATACATGAACCGGTTACTTTTTTGTTTTAGGAAAAAAAGATAATTATTGGGGATTTAAAGGAAAATTTAAATTTGATTAAAAATGTAGAAGATTTAAGAATTTTAACTGAAGAAGACTTTTTTGAGTTTTAGAACTTGTTGCGCGCCGCCATTGGAGAAAAGGATGCAAAGCCGCCAGTTCCTAATGAGCATCCTAAAGTTAAGAAAATGAAAGCTAAGGCTAGATATAGAGATAGAGTTAAAGCTAAACAGGATGGTATAACTTTAGGAACGAGTTTAACAGCAATTTGTTGTATGGGAATTGGGATTAATCCACTTAATATCAGAGAGATTAGTTATTGCGCGATTGGGTATTTAACTAGAATGTATCAAGATAAGGAAAAGTATTAGATTGATATTGATAGTTTACTGGCCGGCGCAAAAGCAAGTGATGTAAAATTAAAATATTGGATTAGAGAAGATAAAGATTAAGGAGGCTATTACTATAATGGCAAATATACTTGACAGATATGGTATAAAAGAGGTCGCTGACGTTACATTCTATGACATCGTAGTTGATGATAAGGGTATGTCAACAATGGGCGCACCTGTTCTGTATCTTGAAACATTAAAAGTTTCTACTATCGAGACAACTGCAGAGAACGTTTCCGCTCGTGGTGGTAAGGGTAACCCAGAGCTTATTACTTGGGACTATGGTAAGGAAATCACAGTTACACTTGAAGACGCTCTGTTCTCAGCTAAGTCAATGGCTATCATGTTTGGTTCACTTGACCCAGATGGTAAGACTGTTGTTGGCTCTTCCGCTTCTATTTATAAGACAGTTCCTGCTGCTCAGGTAACAACAGATGGAAAGACAACAATAAATGGTGCTGAAGTTACAATTCCTACAAGTGCTACATATTATGACCAGGAAGGATCAGTTGTTGAGTCAACAACAACTTGGGCTTATGTAACATTCCTTGTTAACACAAAAGACACAAAGGTAATTGAAGTTTCTTCTGCTACATTCCCTGGAACATATTATATTACAGGCGATACATATGCTAGACGTGAGGCTGATGGTAAGGATGAATTCTTCCAGTTCATAATTCCAAAGGCAAAGGTTACATCTGAAGTAACACTTACAATGGAAGCTGAAGGAGATCCTTCAACATTCTCTATGAACCTTAGAGTTCTTAGACCTGCTGACGGTCAGATGATGAAGCTTGTTCAGTATGCTCTTGCAGCAAACGGCTAATAAGTAAAAATTAAAGGGCGGAGGTTGGTCTCCGCTCTTTTTTATTAAGAGGTTTTAACTATGGATCAAAATGTTTTAATGGGTGCAAAAGAACTGTACGATGTTGTGCTAAAAGCTACTTATCCTATAGAGATGGGAAATCGTACAATTCAAACTGGCGAAGTAATCTTGGCTTTTGATAATATACTTATGTCCGGTTTCCAAGAGCAAAAAGACAGAGTTACTGCACATGGCGGTTTTGATGATAGGGATTTGGTGTTTTGGGAAACAACAAAAGAAATCGCTTTAAACTTTACACAAGGCGTATTTTCATTAGAACATTTAGCCATAATGAGTAATTCAAAATTAATTAATTTAGAACAAGATAATAGTAGTGTTAAAATTACACAACGTGAATATCTTGAAAGTGATGAAAATGGAGAAATAAAACTAAAGCACACACCGGTAGGAGAACCTTTTTTATATAATAAGGAGACTGGGGAAAAACTTG